GCATTGGCTCATCCACTCCCGCTTTTCCTTTCACGGTATCCAACACCAATGGCAATACCGCTTGGATAGAAAACACGGGTGGATCACGCGCAGACCTCATCATCAACAACACACAAGGCGTTCAACAGTCTCTGCTCCAATTCGATGCTGCGGGGACTGCCGCTTTCCAAATCGGCAAACAAACCAACGGTGACCTCTTTGTTTTCGATGACCTCGACAATAGACAAATTCTCTACTACTCCACCTCAACGCAGGCGTGGGATTTTGACCAAGCAGGGAATGTTGGTATTTCTACCAGTACGCCGGGCACCATCTTCTCAGTCCAAAACGCCTTGAACGTCACCATCGGCACCTCTACGTTCTACGGCGGTCTTCAAATGACCGACATAAACGAAACCGGCACAGCCACTTCGACGTTTAAGAACGGCATCAGCATTTCGAGCGGCTGCTACGCAATCAACGGTACGTGCACTAGTGGTGGTGGCGGCTCAGGGACGGTCACAAACATTGCAACCACTTACCCTGTCTTAGGAGGCCCTATCACGACCAGCGGCACGGTGTCGCTCGCGTTCGGCACGACGACGGCAAATATGTGGAGCTTGTTGCAGACTTTCAGTGCTGCCTCGACGACGAATTTCACCGCTGGCAGCTCAAACCTATTCAGTGTCTTTTCTACCGGGGAAGTGTCCGGTTTCGACAAACAAACAAGCGTCTCAGGTCAAATCAGCCCGATGCGTTATATCTCGTTCAAGCTCGGCACTTCAACCGCATGGACTGCCACGTCGAGTGCCTCTAGTGTGTATTCTGATGCGGCACAGATCATCATGCCCTTCGCGGGCACCGTGCGCACGCTGTCCTGCGCGACCAATGCCGGTACCCTTGAGATCGAAGCGTCGGTCAATTCCACCAACGATTACTACCCTGCATCGTCTACCGCCGGTACCTATATCTATTCAAACGCCTTCACTGTCGGGCAGCAAATGACCGTGATCGGCGGCAATCCTGCGTCGTCGCCCGTGCTCATCCCTTGCACGATGGGAATAACGCAAACAATCTAATTATGAAGCAGATACTGATGGCATTGATTTGCATTCCTGTTTTCCTTGCCATGGCATTTTACGAAATAATTTTTGTTTTCCCATTCATGACTGAAGGAGAACGAAAAACTGCTGATTGGAAAAGTGGTCTATGAAAAAACTCTGCATACTTCTCGCCGCTCTGTGCCTCGTCCCCTCTTCTACGTTTGCGGCCATCGCGTATGATACATCTGGCAACTCCGTTTTAGGAGCGAGTCCGAACACTTCTACATTCACCACTGGTACGATTTCCAACACAATTATTTGGGTTTGTGCACACGGAGATGGCACGCTTGGACAGACCTTTTCCGTGATCGACGATGGAGTGAGTATGACGGAAACTGATGAGAACGACCAATCGGCTGGTGGAGGAAACGCAGTGGCACTTTTCTATGGAGTGCCCACCACGACCGTCAATAAGATCACAGCCACCGCCTCCGCCGGTCAAGTTGGCGCGATGTACGATTCATATACGGGAGCCGCGCAGAGCAACCCGGTTGATGTCCATAACGCTACCACGGGAGCGTCAGGACAGAGCAGCCCTTTTACTTCGACACTTGTTACGATAGTAAACAACGATTGGACAATTGCTTGTGTTTCAGCTATCAGTGCGGCCTCTCCTGTTGCTTCTACGGGGACGACTCAACGGCAGTCTTCAGGTGGTAACCTATTGGGAGATTCAAACGCGGCGATAACTCCCGCGGGAAGCACCAGTATGTCTGTTAGTTTTTCTGATTTTCCTCATGTTGGAAGATACGCTTACGATGTAATGGCAGCGTTCTGTCCCGCAAGCGGTTGTCCTTCCCCCGCAACATCCGTTCCGGTATTCTCTAACATCTTCGGATGGTGGTAATAACTTCTCTATGACCCCCCTCACCTACTGCGACTTCCAAAACTGCGCTCTGCCGATGTGCTTCTATTGGCCGCCGCTGTTTTAACATATGACGGAGACGTTGCCGGAACTCGCACAATACCAGTCGGATCACGACATTCTCATCGAGCTGCGCACTGAGATGCGCTTATTGCGAGAAACGGTAAAAGCTTCTTTCGATGGCACGAGCCGGATCATCGACGACCACGAACTGCGTCTCCGAGCCATCGAGAAAGAAGCCAATCGCTTTATCGGCAGGCAAAGCATTTCTGGTGCCGTCATCGGCAGCATAGTTGCCCTTGTAGCCGCCGTGATCACCGCCATCCGCATCCACCTATGACCCTCGACGACCGCTTTACCGACCTCACCGATATCATCACCGAGCGCGCTGGCAGTTGGCGCGTGACGTTGATGTTTCTGCTAGCCATCATTTGCTGGGGTGCGGTAGGGCCGCTGATGCACTACTCAGACTCGTGGCAGCTTTGGGTGAATACCCCGACGACAGTCATCGAGCTGTTCTTGGGACAGGCGCAACTCGCCTCATCAAATCGTATCGAGAAACACATCATCAACCTTTTGGAGACCATTAAGGACATCATCGAAAAGGAGCACACCGACCGCGGGAAACCGCTTTGAACGATATCCACACCGTACTTACAGGCCGGTTTGGCCGCGCACTGCTACAATAGTTGTATCCATGTCCTACCTCCAAATCCTCCAGCAGAACATCGCAGCAGCAGCAGCGTATACCGAGTACAGCATCACGATCCCGCCGGCCGTCTTTGACCTCACTCTCGCGCTACGCCCGAGCGGTAGTCCGGCGAACATCTTTTGGTATACGGCCCCGAGCGGCAGCCCGAGCCCCGGAAGTTCGGCCAACCTCCCGACTGTCTATAACACCATTCCGGCGAACGGTTCCCGATGGATACCGGGCAAACGCGGCGGCCAGATTGTCTACTTCCAAGTCGATCAATCCACTCAAGTGCTCGAAGCCGACTATTATGGAGATCAATAATAAGAACGGATATTGGCTTCTTTTGGGCACAATCGTTGTCGTCGGTCTAATCCTACTGGTGGCTATTTCAAAAGCACAGGCTGCGACGACATTTTCCTCTGCGAGCCCGTTCAAACAGGGCGGGACCGGCAACACGCAGATCATCCCTGTCTATCCCAACTGGAGCGTGGACATCCCGCTCTCCCCGCCGGTGAATTTCGCGCTGGCATCATCGACCACTGGCGGCTCGCTCGGCAGCAGAATGCCGCTCTATTTCAAGGTGGCGGCGATCGGCGCCGGCGGCACGACGACCCCGACGACCGAGCTATCCACTACGACCGTCATGGCCAGCTCGCAGGTCAATCTCACGTGGACGCCATCGCCGGGTGCGACCGGCTATGCGATCTACTACGCGACGACCACGCCGGGCGCGGAGAACGCCTACCAGATGGCGACGACGACCAACGCCTACGATTTCACCTCGACCTCGACCCCCGTTTACGCGAACCCCTTGGGCTTTCCCACGGCGTTCTCGCTGGCGCTCTCCAACGCGACCAGCTCGCTTTCGGCCAACGGCGTCAACCTCACGCCCTTTGCCACATCCACCGTGGCGATCGGCGGCGGAGCGCTCACCGCGGGTGCGTGCGCGACCGCGACCTCAACGCTGCCCTATGGCAACACGGTGTCATCATCGACGGTCTTTCTGACAACCCCGAAACAATATCCCGGCAGCGGCGTCGTGTATCAAAGCTACGCGCTCAGCACGACGCAGATCGTTACGCAGGTGTGCGCATTACTTTCTACGACGCCCGTTTCGACGGCGTATAACATTCGCGCGTACTAATATGATATCCACACATGCCCTTTGCAGCCGTTTCCCTACTTTAACGGTATAATTACACCACAACACCATGCCCATCTTCACCAGAACATTTCAGATCATCGCAGGAGTTCTCTCGGTCCCCGTCGTCGGACTTGCCGTCATCGGCAGCGCTTACCAGTCACCGTTTCTCACCCACCTCGCAGATATCGTCGAAGGCAATCAGACCACGACCGTCGAAAGCACGAATGCGCCGAATTGGATGATCGGCACGCCGCTCGGCGCGATCCAGAACATCGCCGCCACGGTATCCAGCTCGGGCTCGCTCGGCACGCTGCCGAACGCCACCGGCTTTGGCTTCCAAGTCGCGGCGATCGACGTAAACGGCGGCACCACGACATTGAGCACGGCCGTCACGGCCACGACCAATTCAACCGGCCAATTGATGCTCGTCACCTGGACGCCTGATCCCGGCGCTGCTGCGTATGCCGTCTTTTTCGGTACATCCTCGCCCGCCACGCTCACCCAGTATTTCTACGCCACCACGAGCAGCCAATATGTCTTCGCTACCTCATCGGGCTCACTCGCGGGCAGCTACACGAAATCCGATACCACCGCGTTCTCCACCCTCACGAACCCCGTGGGAGAAAGCTTCATCGAAGCTGACAATGGCACCGCGACTTCGACGCCGGTAGCCAGCACGACCGCGCTCCAGGTCAACGGCAATTTCAGCGCACAGTCATATGGCACCACGACCAACTGCTACGCGGCCACTGCCGGAGTGACGTTTTACAACACGCAGAACAGCCACCTTTGGGGTTGCAACGGTACAACGTGGAAACTGATTTTCTAACCTATGAACCCGACCTACCTCAAACTCACCGAAGAAGTAGCCAACGACATCAAAGCCCGCGTCAAATCTCTCGACATTGGCGCAATTGAAAAGCTCCGCAAGGCGAAGGATGAAAACGGTACTTTCGACGTTATCATCTCCACGGAAGACCTTGACCGCGCGGGTGAAATCGTCCGTCAAGACGGTTGGGAGCTGAATAACTACAAAAACAACCCGATCGTCTTGTGGGGCCACGACTACTACTCGCTCCCGATTGGCGTTTGCACGGAGACGTACAAGACCAACGTGCACGGCGTCCCGGCAACGGGAGCCAAAGGCGTCTTCTATCCGGCCGACATCAATCCTCTCGCGCAGCAGGTTCGCCGCATGTACGAGTTCGGCGTCAAAAGCGGCGTGGGCGTCGGTTGCACCACGTCCGTCGGTTTCATCCCCAAAGAATTCGACGAGGACAATCAACGCATCATCACGCGCGCGGAATTGCTCGAATTTTCCTTTGTGCCGATCCCGGCCAACCAAGGCGTCGGGCCGGCCCAAGGCAGGGCGTTCACGTTCGACGAGGCCCGAACGCTCGGCCTCAACGTCGACGTGCTTACCGTCAAAGGCATGACCTTCGCCGAGACGCTCGGCTATATCCCCAAAGACATCAGCGACACGAAAGCACCCGAGAACACCGCGTGGAGCAAACCCTCGCTCACGGATTTCACCGACAAGGGATGGGAAGACCTCTCCGATGCTGAGAAGCGCGAGATCGCCGGCCATTACGCATGGGCGGCGGAGAACCCCGCTAAGTCCTTTGGCGATTTGAAACTCCCACACCACGAGGCCAAGAGCGGCGCTGTCGTATGGAATGGCGTCAAAGCTGCGATGGGCGCTCTCATGGGCGCGCGCGGCGGCGTTGATGTCGACGGCGATAAAAAGGCAGTCTACGACCACCTCGCGCGTCACTACCGCCAGTTCGAGAAAGACCCTCCCGAGTTCAAGACCCTCAAGGAAGCGCAGCCCGGCGACGGTTGCACGATGGACGACGGCACCCCCGGCGTCCTCACCAGCGACCCCAAAGACCCCGACGGCGCGCTCGTTTGCCTGCCGGTTGACGAGGACAAATCGGCCAAGGGCGGCGACCAGGCGCAGAAGAAACTCGTCAAAGCGCTCCACGACGAACACGCGCGGCATGGCGATGAAGTCGAGAAAGCGCTCGACGACTTCCGCGAGAAAGCCGCAGTCCCCGAAGATCAAGGCGATCTCGAAGAAGCCGGCAAGAAGGCCAAAGACGGAAAAGCCGAAGCCATGCGCGAGCACCTCAAAGACCTCCGCTCCGCGCTCGCCGACGAGCACACGATGCACCGCGCGAAATCGATCGCCTGCTTCCGTTCGTTCGAGCCCTCCAATGAAAAAGCGTTTGATCGCAAGGAGCACCTGAAAGCGCTCCGCGGCGAGCACGACGGCTACGAAGGCAAAAACACCAAGGCGCTCGACGAATTCGAGGAGAAGTGCATGAAGTCGGTGCAAGGCGCACCGGGCGAGCACGATGAACATACCGACTGGATCACCACCAAGATGGTAGACAGTCAACGCGTGCACAAAAAGGCAGTCACCAAAATCGCCAAGGCCATGTGCAAGGACGCCTTCGGCGAAGAAGACCAGGCCGACGAAAAGACCCTCGACATCCTCAACGAATACATCGCACCGCATCTTGATCCGCAAATCCGATCCGCTGTTATCGCCAAGGCGGGAGCCCGTCTCTCCGCCGCCACGAAAGAAAAGCTGGGCGAGGCCCACGAACATCTGAAAGCTGCTAAGGCCGTTCTTGAGGCTCTCCACGGAGGCCTTGCCGACGACCGCGAGGAGGAAAGCGGCAGCGACGGTGGCAAAGCCATCGACGACGCTTCTCGTGAAATCGGGTCGAGACCCCGTTCAACCTCTCGCTCTGACGATGCGCTCAAAGCGCACATTCAGGCACGCGAGATCGTGGGCGGCATTGAGGCTGTGGCGCGAGATGCGCTCGGACGACTTAATGCCGAGGTACGTGCCCACAGCAGAAAGTAATTCCACACCTCAATATGGAATCAAAAGAATTCGCTGACATCAAAGCGATGCACGTCACTGCGTTTGACGAAGTGATGAAGGAGAAGCTTGTCCCGATCATCGGTCAGGAGACCGCTTTTCAGGTCAAGCAGATCGTCGAGAAGCTCCAATTGCAGCGCGACGTTACCGGCAAAGACATCACCTATTTGTCTGAAAAGGCAAAGAAGGATTTCGTCAATGTCGTTAAAGCGACGGTGTTCAAGGATTTCGTTATCGACACCAAGGCCAATGAGGCTTTGATCGAGGAACAGGACAACCGCGGTGGTTATCTCGTTTCCCGTGAGATCGCCGATGCCATCATGCGCATCGCGGCTTCGGTCGGTACGATCATGAACCAGACCGCAAAGTGGGAGATGACCACGGACGAACTCGCGGTGCCGAACTACACCGGCTCGTTCCTCAAGGGAGCGTACCTCGGCGTAGATGCACCGGGAACCGTCACGGGCGTCACGTTCGGTCAGGCTCAGCTCATCGCCAAGAAGTGGCAGCTCGCGTTCGTGGTCGGCAACGACCTCCTCGCGGATGCCTCGGTCAATGTCGCGGACTGGCTCCTCGCCCTCGGCGGGGAAGCGCTCGCGAACATGATCGACTACCAGGGCTTCGTTGGCGGCGCTACCGGCGATCCGTTCCTCGGTATCCTCAACTACCCTTCGACGACCACGGTCGACGAGACGGGTACGAAGGTATCGAGCTACGTGCTCCCGACTGGCTCCACGACCTTCGCCAAGTTTGCTGTTATGGACGATGCGTCGGCCATGATCGGCGACCTCGAAGAGTCGATCCTCGACGGCGCGGCGTTCTACATGAACCGCACCGTTTGGGCGAAGCTTCGCACGCAGAAGGACACGGCTGGCAACTACATCCTGCCTTACGCAGGGTGGGCCAAGCCGGAACCGGCGATGGAGAACCATGCTGGCGGCGGACCGATCAAGCCCGCAGGAGAAATCCTCGGCTACCCGGTTTATACGAACCGACACCTTCCGGCTGTCGGCGACGCCGGTACTTCCAGCGATCGCGGCAGCTTCACGGACGGAGCGAGCAACCCATTCTGCATCTTTGGCAACATGAGGGCATTTGCCTTCGGTGACAAAGGCGAGATGCGCGTTGCGCAGTTCGAGTCCGGCAGCTTCGGCGGCAAGGAAATCGCGTTGGCAGACCAACGCGGCCTTGTCTACAAGCATCGCCACGCTCTGACTTTGACGCTCCCTCGTGCGATGGTCCTCGGCAAGACTGCCGCTTCCTAATCCGGCCGCTGACCGGGTGCTCCGCGTAACCCTCACGCCGAGCAAAATCAGCTTCTTACTCGGTAACATCTTTCGCTTATGTCCGACGATCAAGAAAACGTCGACGCTGGCAGCGAAACCTCCGGCGACACGGCCGCTAATACCACCGCATCCGACCAATCGGAAACTGCGGCTACGGACACGGCCGACACGTCCGACACGGCGCAAGCCGATACGGACAGCGCGGGAGGTGCTGCCGACGCATCTCAGGAGGGCAACAACAATGCTCTCCAAGCAGGGAGCCCGTGCACGTGCCCAGACGGCCGTGCAGGCACTCTGTGGAGCGACGGAGCCACCGGCTTCGTCTGTCTCCCGAACCAGGGTTAACCAGCCAGCGGCAGCCCCCGCAACCGCCGTGTCGACGGCGTGTGGCACAAACAACCAATCATCTTATGCGTTTCAATCCATACGATGACGTAATCGTGCAACCGTCAACGGTCAGCTCGGTCGCGATCCAATCGCTCACCGGCAGCTCGGCGGTCAACGGCGACGGCTACGATACCTCAATCGGCATCGAGTCGTTGATGATCCACGTACGCGCGGAGATCGCGTCCGGTTCGCCGTCCGCGGCAACCGTCGCTTGGGCTCTCCAGGAGTCCAACGACAACGGCGTCTCAGACAACTGGGCCGCGGCAACGGATAACACCGGCACCGCGATCGGCGCGACGCTGAACGTCCACACGACGGCTCAAGACAGCTACGCGCGCGTTGGGGGCATCATGCTCTACAACAAGGGCGCTTCCGCTGCGCCGTACGGCGGCCGCAAGCGCTACCTCCGTGTAGTGCTTACGCCGGCGTTCACCGCCGGTACCACCCCGGCGATCCTCACGGTAGCCGAGTTCATCGGCGCGCCAGGCTCCGGCATGCAACTGCCAGTCCGCACGACCGTCAGCAACACCTAGTTGCACCCTCGCTTTGACCATTCCCTGCACGCGCAGGGAATGGTCGGCGACGAGGGCACAACCTCGATTTATGGCAGGAGAACAATTAAGCCCCTTTGCACTTACCACACTGCAACGTGTGAAAGATTTATTATTCGATCCTAATCTCACCTTCAATCTCACCGGTTGCGCGCTTAACAGCACGACAGCGGTTACCAATGTCACGGTACCCACCGGAAAAATCATTCGCGTCGGGCAGCCAATCACCGGCACCTATATCGCCAGCGGCACGACCGTCGCAGCGATCGTCAGCTCGACACAGATCACGCTCTCGCAGGCCGCCACATCGTCGCAAAGCGGACAAGCGCTCACGATCACTGACCAGCAGACGGCCTTCGATACCGTGCTTACCCGTCTCATCAACTGGGCGACGAACTACATCAACAACGAGTGCGGACGACCGGGCGGCTTCGTCCAGCAGACCTACACAAACGATACCTATTCGATTGACAATCCTCGCCAGAGCTTTTTGCGCCTGCGCAACACCCCCGTGTTTTCTATTTCGAGCTTTCAGTGGCGCGCCGGCACGCCGACGAACCCAAACTGGACCGATTTCATCCCCGATCAGTACGAATTGGTCGACCCGCGCACCGATCCGATTTCGGGCACTATCTGGTATCCTTCCGGGGAAATCCGTGTCTATGGCGTCCTGCCGCGCATCTACAACAACATGATCCGCGCCACCTATGTCGGCGGCTATCCGGTCAATTGGGCAAACGCCGAAGATCACAACACCCATTGGCTGCCGGGCGACCTTACGAACCTCTGCGAAAATCTTGTCGTGCGCCGCTTCAGCCGCCGCCAGCTCGCCGGAAAAAGCAGCCAGTCACTTGAGGGCGCCAACGTGTCGTGGCGCAACGATCTGGACGCCGACGATTTCGACGTGATCGGGCAGTATCGCGACCTCTACTTCTAGGTATGCACTTCAAACGCAAAAAGCCTCAGCAGCAACGCTATAAGCGCCTTGATCGTTCACCGCATGGCTATGCCTCCGAAGGCTTCGTGAAGAAAGTAAAGCTCGGCATCAAATGATTTATGGACTTTGAGATATCAATCCCAAACCTCTCACAGCTTGTCGCTCGGCTTCAACAAGCGCCGTCGATCGCGGCGCCGATCCTGCAACGTGCGCTCTCCGCCTCGCAGGCCATCCTCGCGAAATACACGACCAAGGACACCGTGCCGTGGCGCACCGGCTTTCTCGTTCAGACCTTCCGGGCGGAAGTGACGACGGGCATGCTGCGATGGTTTCCGACCGCCAACTACGCGCCCTACGTCGAGTTCGGTACCAAGCCGCACGTCATCGAACCGAGAGAAAAGAAAGCGCTCTACTGGCCCGGCGCCGACCATCCGGTGAAGCGCGTCAATCATCCCGGTACCGCACCCAACCCGTTCATGGAAAGAATTGTCCAGGCCGCAACCCCGGACATCAATGCGACCTTCGGCTCGGCGTTGACACAGATCATCACGGCTATCGCCACCACGTAACTTTATGAACAGCCTCGCCAAGCCCATCAAACAGCAGATTTTGGCCAATCTCCAAACCCTCGTCGCCAACGGCAACATCAATTCATTCTACGCAATCGACGCCAATCCAAACCCCCTCACGATCCCGCCGACCGCAGGCTATCCGTTTGCCATCGTTGGCATGCCCCGCATCACCTCGGATTTCGAGGACCAGGCGACCAACATCCGCACCTACCGCTTTGACGTGCTGTTTGTTCTCGACCCCAGCACGCTCGTCAATCCCGATACAGACGTTGAAGACCTTATCGACGCGGCGCTCAACCAGTTCGATACCAACTACTCCCTCGCCGGCACGGCTGTGGCGGCGGTTTTACCCGCCTCCGTGCAAGGCACTCCCGTTGCGACCGGAGACAAGACGTTGCTCTGCGTCGTCATGACGCTCGAAGCGCGCACGTTGTATCAGGTCGGGACGTAATGCGGTTATCCCCACTTTCAGAAGGTCTAGTTGCAGATGCGCTATAATTACCTCAATGTCGCTCGATGGCCCTGAAAGAAATAAAATGATGGCCGCGGCTCCGGTCAAAAAGGAGTTTCATTTTGCAGGCGGCGGTATCTGGCGCAACGCAACAATCCTGGCCGAGACCGCTGAAGAAGCTGAAAAGCTCTGGCACGAAACCAAACAGCTCATCAATCTAGCCTTCGGTGGAATTGAGATTATTGCAGCCCCTACGGAGCAATCCACAGCTCCCGATCAACCGAAGGACGAAATTAACGGCTAAAATATCACTATGGCATCAAAGGGAATTGGCAGGTTAATCCAGATCGGGCTCGCAAAAGAATCCACGCGCGGCACCGCAAACACGACAGCCGGGTATTGGAATCCGTGGATGGACTTGACCCTCGACGAAAAGAAAGAGTTTGCCGTCGACAGTCAGGCCTACGGAATTGTCGAAGATAACGTCAACCTCACACAGACGAAGAAGTGGTCCGCGGGTACGTTGACGGGCATCGTCTGTGATACGTCATTTCCGCCGATCCTCTTCGCAATGTTCGGCAGCTATGCCAAGGCGGGCTCGGGTCCGTACACGCACACCTTCACGGTAGGCGAGACCGCGCAGCACCAGTCGTACACATTCCTGCTCCACGACCCACTCGCGGCCGTGGATTACTCATACGCCAACGGCGTTGTCGACAAGCTTGAGATCACCTTTGCGCTCAAGCAATTCGTCCAATTCACCGCATCGCTCATGGCACAGTCCGGCGTCGTGCAGAGCACGTTCTCTCCGTCTACGACCACCGAGAACCGTTTCCTCCCGCAATACCTTGCCGCCGGTTTCGCGCCGACGCTCGCGGGCGCTCAGGGAACCCTCACGGCGACCGGGACGTGCTCCACCACCACGGCCGTCACGGCGCTTTCAATCTCGACCACGCTTCTGCGCATCGGCATGACCGTCACCGGCAGCAACATCCCCGCCGGTGTTACCATCGTCGCGATTGTCTCCGGCACGGCCTTCACGCTCTCGACCGCGTCGACTGGCTCAGCAACGTCTTACACGTTCGGGCCTGCCATCGTCGCTCTTAAGAGCGCCAAAGTGACATTCACCTCAAACGTAGAGGCGCAGGATGTTCTCGGCAATCTCGCTCCAGCCGACTTTCTCAACAAAGAGTTCAACATCGAAGGCTCGTTCGAGTCAATCTGGCAAAACGAGACAGACGCCAAGACGTATTTCATGGGGCCGACCGCACAAGCCATGACTCTCATCGCCACCAATACCGACGTGACGATCAACTCGACCTACCACCCCATTATCAACATCACGCTCGCCAAGGTGATTTTCCAGGAGCTTGGCAAGCCGTTCAAAGTGAAGGATTTGGTTTATCAAACCATAAAATGGCGTGCTTCATATTCAATTTCAGACACGATGATGGGCGAGGTTATCGTCACCAACTCCAATAGCAGCGGATACTAATCAACCGTTTGCATTTTTCGGGAGGTATTGTACATTGGCGGTATATGGCATTACTCATCTTGTTTCTCCCCGTCTTACTAGGTGCGGCATTTCTCATCTGGCTCGGCTTCTGCGGCTTTATATATATGGCCGTCCGGATCGGGCAGCTGATTACCCGATCGTTCAAAAAGTTTATATGAGCGACAGAGCAACAACCACTCTCATAACCCCGGCGGGGACTGAGATCGTCCTGCGCGCGTATCTCACCGGACGCGAGGCGTCCGAGATTAAGGGCATCATGCTCGGATCGTTGAAGATGAGCATGAGCGATTTTGAGAATCGAAAGATCGACATGGGCGGCTTGTCAGGGGACGTGCTTACGCAGCAGGAACGCAAGACGCTCGAATATCTCCTCGTTTCCGTCAATGGCGACGCCGAGAACCCCATCGAGAAATTGCTCGATCTCCCCTCACCCGAATACGACGCCGTACTCAAGGAAGTAGAGAAGATCAAAAACCCTACGACGCCGGAGAGATAAGGTCTAGCTGGCATAGGTATTTCAATACCGGCGCCGTCGAATTTGAAGTCCAGCTCGTAGCCGTGCTTTGTCGAGAGATGAAGTGGGGCTACGAGGATTATCTATCACAACCACCGTGGTTCATTTTGATGCTGTTGGAGCTGTTGAGAGCAGAAACGCAGCACGCCAACGGTAAGGTACAATAGGGGAATGAATGAGACGCAACTCCAAATAATCATCAGCGTCATCAACGATGCCGCCGCGCAAATCTCCGAAGTAGGTTCCCAGCTCTCCCAACTGGCCGATCAAAGCGCCAGCGCCGCGTCCGACATGTCGTCCAGTATGGCGAGCGCCGGCGCGTCGATGGATAGCAGCCTCACCGCTGCGGAAGAAGCGGCAGCCGATGCGTCGTTGCAGAGCGCGAACTCGTGGTTGGATGCGGCGGATCAGATTGATACCGCCGTGAGCGATGCGGCCGACGGCGCCGAGACGAGCTTCACGCAAATTTCGGAGGGCGCACTCGCCGCAGCGGATGCGACGAGCGCGAGCTGGCAGACGAGCCTTTCCGATCTTCAGTCGCAGATGGCCGACACCGCGGAGGAGGTCGACAGTCAGATGGCCGGCATGGCCGAGAGCGCTGCCACCGCCGGCGAGGAGATGGAATCGAGCATCAGCTCGGTCGGCGGCAAGTTCCAGGCGGTCGGCATCCAAGCCGGCCTGGTCGGCGCGGCGTTCCTTGCTCCCGTTGTGGAAGCCGTGCAGGACGCCGCCGACAAAACGTCCGCCCTTGCCGAAGGGCTCAACCAGATCAACAACGTCATCCAGGGCGCTTCCGGCCCGAACCCGGAAAACGCGACGCAAATCGCCAGCCTTACCGCGCAGATCAACGCGCAGAAGGCATCTATCGCCGAAGATGATGCCGCATTGCAGAAGTGGACCGGCACGACTGTCGAGATTGCCGCCGCGCACGAAAAGGCCGCCGCGAGCATCGCCACCGCCAATGTCAACATCGCCAAGCTTCAAGCGGAGCTGGCTCCGCTCATTTCCCAAAACCAGCTCGTCGGTCAGTCGGCGCAGGCGATTTCAACCAACTTCGCCAATCTCGCGACGCAGAACACCAATCTCGGCGTCTCATTCGAGGACAGCTACAACGCGCTCGTCAGTTTTCTCAATGAAACCAAGAGCGTCGGCGACGCGACCGCGATGTATGGCGCGGCGGTCGACCTGGTTGCGTCGGGCAAAATCCCCGACATGACAACCGCGGTTCAGGACGTGACCCAATCCTTCCAGGGAATGGGACGCGGTTTGCAGCAGATCATCCCCGACATGCGCGATGGCGTCTCGGGAATGACCGCCGTCAACGAAATCACGGCAGCTCTCGTCGGCTCGCCCCAAGTAGCAATGCAGCAGTACAACACACAAGTAGCGGCGCTTGGGCAACATATGTCCGATCTAGGTGCCGCAATGGCGACCGGGCTCCTCCCTGCCCTCACTCAATTCCTCGAAACGGTCAACAAGATCATCGTCGAATTGACAGCATGGGCGGAGGAGCATCCGAAACTGGCAGAAGCGATTTTAATCTTCCTAGCACTCATTGGCGGCGCGCTCGTGCTCCTCGGCGCGATCCTCGTCCCGCTCGGCCTACTCATCATCGCCGCGGAGGCACTCACGACGGGATTGGCCCTGCTGGGAGTAGCGGCGACGATCACTCTCGGCACGCTCCTGCTCTATATCGGCATCTTTATCGCGATGGCCGTGATCGTCGCTCTTGTCATCGTCTACCACAAGCAGATCGAGGACGCGATAAAAGCGGCGTGGGATGCCATCGTTGGCTTTGTTCAAGATCATTGGGAGGCAATTCTCAACATCCTCGTGCCGGGCCTCGGCACGCTGGTCGCATTTCTAGTCGACCATTGGAGTACGATTAAGAACGATGTTCAAGACACCTGGAATTGGATTGCCACTTTCATTGGCGGCATCTGGACCAAAATCGTCACTGACGCGGAGACGGCATTGTCAGCAGTCCAAAACCTCATCAACAAGATCATGGCGCCGATCAACGCCGTGACCAGCGCGGTTTCGAGCATAACCGGCGGGATTGGCAACACTCTCGGGACGGCCATCAAAGCCTTCGCTTCCGGCGGCATCGTCAACAGCCCGACCCTCGCGCTCGTCGGTGAGGCGGGACCGGAGGCGATCATCCCGCTTTCCGCGTTCAGCGGAGGTGCGAGCCTCGCCGGCGCCGGCGGAGGAAGTGCAGGCAGCATCAACATTTACGTGCAAGGCGGAACCTATTTGGATCAGAATGGTGCGACGCAGATCGCGAATGCGCTTGCGCGACAAATTCAAATGCAGCTCAAGCTAAAGAACTTTTTCTAGTATGCAGCCGATCATCCTTACTCCAGCCGAAGTGCATGCGCAGTATCACGTGAAGCAGTGGTTAGCCGCGCTTTCAAAAGAGTCAGTTCCCTACGCGCACGAATTCGCAAAAGAAGCTATGTGTATCTGGAGCATGTACGGGGCACGCGAAGCTCTCAGGTGGATGACCATCCAATCCGCATGCTGGATGATGCTCGCTTCGATGCGAGTGAAATGGAACGACGATGATTTTACGAATCTCATCTAAGGAGGTATGGCACGAACGGGATTCCATCATTCAGACGAAACGAAGCGCAAGATAGCGCTTGCAAATCGAGGCAAGACTACCGGACACGTTCCATGGAATAAAGGGATCAAAGGCTGTTACGACGACGAGACGCGCCGACGGATGAGCGAAAGTGCGAAACGACGACCGATGTTTGTCGTCAAAAGGGGGGTATACGAGCGAAGCGCGATCGAGAAGAAACGACTCGCAGAACTATGCAGAAAAAATTGCATCAACCGCCGGCCTTCTTATGGGATGTTGGGAAAACAGCACTCCTCAAAGACAATTGCAACAATCCGAGATTGGTGTAGACAGCATCCCGAACTTCTCGGGTCTAGCAAGGGTCGCAAGCTAACACCAGAGCAACGGAAGAAGTGGGCAGACGTGAGGCGAGGCCCCAAAAGCCATCTTTGGCAAGGTGGCAAAACGAAGAAAAATGGCGCGATCCGCAATTCTCTTGAATATCGCCAATGGCGTGAAGCTGTCTTCACACGCGACGGTTATCTCTGTGTCATCGGCGGTAAAGCACACGGTCACAAAATACAAGCGGATCATATAAAGCCGTTTGCGCTTTTTCCTGACCTTCGCTTAGACATTACCAATGGTCGTACGCTTTGCGAAGAATGCCACAAGATGACCGCCACATATCTGAGCGGAACTCGATCACAGAAACATGCCATCTTACACTAGTAACATACAAGTCTTAAATGGCGCGAATGACATCACTTCACTCGTGGAATTTGATAGTACGTTCAACATCACCACCATATTGACCAAAGAGAAAGGCCAGGCGACTTTTTCGATTAAAGCTCCAAAAGCTCCCACGTTGCCGACCAACATGCCGCAGATCGGCGATGAGATTTACGTCAACTACACCATCGGCAACAACACGCAGCTCATCTTCGGTGGCACGCTCGTCACGATCGAGCCGATCGTCTCGGGTGGCGTGTTGCTCCTCTACCAATGCACGGCCGCCGATTGGGGATTTCTTCTCG